ATAGGTTTCAAACGGCGTGATGTTCCAACCGCCGACATCCATGCCCGTCATTAACGGCTTGTCGAACGAACCCTCGGCGGCAGCAGAGGCGGCGGCGTAATCAGACCTGTACTTATCAAGGGCGCTCTGGGCAAAGTTGGGGTCTGTCTTGGTTAAATACGTGATCAAGTCACGCGGGTCAGTTGGTGGCTGACCGGCGGCAGTGGATGTGGCGGCAGGGGCAGCAGGAGCGGTAGAGGGAGCAACGGAAGGAGCCGCTCCAACCAAGTCCAGGACATTGTTCTGACTGGCAGGAACAAAGCCTGCGCCTTCCAGCGTTTGCACGATGTCCCTGGGCTCGGGTTGGACGAACGTGTCCTCCGGCACGAAACGCTGTTCAAACTCTTGCTCTGTAAGAAGTCGCGGCATGATCTTATTGAGTCAAGTCGTAGAAAGTGGCAGTCATCGACTAATCTCTTCCCAGTCCAGAGAGCCAAGCACCTGATCCCCGTTGGATGCCGCCGTGCAAGCAAGCGTCAGTTCATACGCAGTGGCGGTGAACGGATCGCGCTCTAGTTGAGAAGCGAACAACGCTTCCTTCAAAATGTCAACGCTGTTGGAACCCTGATTGGAGCCCTGAAAGAAACCCGTTGCCAGAATCCGACCGGTGCCCACGGTAAACGCCGTGCCGGTGATGTTGTACTCAACTGCGGAGTTTGTGCCTGCGCTGACCCATGTCCCGCCCGTTGTGGTGCCAGATGCCACAACCTCCCACTTGTAGTTGGCGTTGTTGGTGATGCCCAGAATAGATATAGCCGTCAGGATGGCAATCGCGTCAAGGCGGGCTGTCTTCAAACGAATCGACACTACAGGGTAGAACGTCCCGGCAGTAGTCAATGTTTTCGGGGTTGTGATGGTATTCCCGGCGGTCAACTGCGCACCGCGCAACTCGTAACCGCCTTCAGAGATTACAGTCGAGCACACCTGTTTGAGCGTACTTGCACTGGCAGTCGCGCCTGTGTTCGTCATCTCATACCGCAGGGGCAGCGATGCAGTTGTGATGTAGGTCGTGGTGATAAGGTTAGCGTGGTTGAAGTTGTGCGCCGGTACAAACACCCCGTCGATGATGAAGCCCATCCGCACCGTGCCCAAGCCAAGCCACTCCACGTCCATGTAAAGAATCTGCGCCTTGGACGCATCCAAGGTAATGCCAGACGGGCCAGTCCCGTTGAGTGGGTCTTGGTTCCAATCTGACTGCGCCACACGGGTGTTGACCACACTGCCAGTAACACTGCTGCGCTCGACAAAGTACAGATTGGTGCCGTCACGCTCAAAGTACAGGCCGTTGGCTGCACCATAGTAGCCCGCACGTTGGCGTAGGTTGGCCTTGGCAGTGCCAAACACAAACGTGTTCATCACCAACAGGCTTTTGCCCGGCTGATACGAAAAGACTTTGATGGTCTCGCGGATGATCTGGTCACCACTGGCCGAGCCAACCGTCAGGTCCATCAGACCTTCATTGGCGTTAAACGTTGCCGCTGCGGTGCCGGTTATGCTGTTGACCCACAGGTTGTTGTCCGCATAGCGGTGGGACGAGTCGAACAAGGTCAGCGGGTTGCTGACCCGCACCCGCCCGAAGGCGTCTACGTTGGTGCCGCCAATAGAGACTGGGATGGGGGATGTGGTTGCCACGATCTGCCTCAGTATTGCGTCTAAACGGTTGAAGTACAGACGCAGGACGTTATTGAACTGCTCCTGATACCGAGAGTCGTAATCCCCTGGTGCCAGGGGAAGATTGGGCGGCGCAGGTACGGTGACATTTTCGACAAGCAGTGTCATCTGCGGCCATCCATCCGAACGTCGATACGGGGGGAACCCAACTGCCACGCCACGCCAAGAGCGGTGGACTCGGCTTTCATAATCAACTGCCGCCCGCGCACTCGGATATAAACGATGTTGGTGAACTGCTCAATCGGCACTGTGGCCGTGCGCGTGACTGCTGCACTGCTCGACCCACCCAAGGATTGAGGGTTGTTAAACCCGGAACCCGATCCCTTCATGGGGATCAGCGTCATGGTCAATGATGGGTTGTTTGCCGTCGAACCCACAAACGTCACGTCCGGCACCATGCGCCAGATGAAACCAAAATTCTGGCCGTCCTCGATGTCAAACTCGGCAGACTCAATGTAGGCATTGATGGCCGCAGGAGTTCCGGTGGCGTTGTCATCTACGCCGTTCTCGTGCTCTACGATGTTGCCCAGGTACGTCGCGGCGATTGGGTAGTCTTGCAAGCCGGAGTCAAGCCATGCCGTCCTGGCCATCGTGCCGTAGTACCAAATCTTCTCCAGGTAGTTGAAGACAACGTACCTGTCGATTTCCATAGAGTTGGCCGAGCAGTAGAACCACCAGACCTCATTGAAACCTTCGTTCGTTCCGGCAAAGACCTGAGCCGCCTGAGACTGATTGAAGTCTCCAAACACATGACGACGCAAGTCGCTTGGCAAGGTCTGAATACGACCGTCGTAGGCGTAGAACTTGTCCACCCCCATCCAATAGATCACACCGGAGCCGATGGCTAGGGCATTCGGGCTGAGGATGGAGATGTTGCTGCCAAGCGTCTGAGCGCCCCAAACCTCTGGTGCGCCAAGGTACTGCAAGGAGTAAACGGCAGAGTCCGTGAAGACCACGATTTCCTGACGGGCCTGGATGGCTGTAATGATCTCGCTGCCGTCAGAAAGACGGAGACTGCCTGCCTGATTGGTTGCTGCCGGGGTCCAGTCTGTCGCGCTCTCTTGGTCTGACCACCGAATCAGCATGGGGTCGAGTACAGACGATCCAATCTCGTTGCATCCGAGGGCAAACACAAAGCGGTTGATGTCAGACACAAAGACCAAATTCTGCTTGGTCGGCACGCCATTGGCCCCGGACACGGTAGAGAGATCGACCCCACGGGTGTTTACACCGGTCGTGGCGTCCCAGTAATACATGCCGCCACCGCGAGGTCCGAATACCAAGTCCTCGCCCCAGTTCTTCTGGCTCCACAACTGGATTGCTGTGTTGGAGGTTCCACCAAAACCCCAAGTGCCCGCGCTCCAAGTGCCTGCACCCCATCCGGTCAGAGGGATGGCTGCGGCTGAACCTGTGTTTAACTGATACGCGGCAACTACTGCCGCTCCGCCTCCGGGGGAACCGGCGATGGCGGTTGCGTTGGGAGTGACCGAGATGGTAATGGTGTAGGTATCAACCGTAAGTACGGTGACCTGAAACTCTTGGTTCAGGACGGCAGCAGTCACGTTGGTGCCAACCCCGCCAATATCCGTAGCACCGCTGAAGGTCACAAAATCGCCTGTGACGCAGCCATGTGCCGTGTCTGTGACCGTGACCGTGGTCGAGGCGGTCAGCGCAAACGGGTTGTTGTTGATCGTGACCGTTGTGCGGATTGGCGTGATGTCAAAGTACGCGCCACCACGGGCGATGTAAAACTTGAGATTGGTGCCAAGCGCAATCAGGTTCAGATTGCCAAGCGTGACCCAGTTCCACAGGGAGCGGCAGACACCAAGGAAGGTATTGGCCGAGATGCGAGTCCAACCCCCAATCTTCTCGGGAGTGCCCTGGCGGAAGCGCACCTTGTCGCACTCGTACCAACCGTTCTCGTTGGTATAGCGGGTGTTCTCTTTGTTTACACCGGGCTTGAGAGTGAGTTTCTTGAGCGGCATATCGGTATTCTCCCGTCAAGACAGGAAAAGGGCAATCTCGGCTTCCCGGCGCTTGACCAGACCCGGCAGGACTTTGCCGCCGCCCATCGTCCACTGGCGGAAGGCGTCTGCCGCCCCGTTCCAGTCATCCCGGTTGGCCCGCATTCTGATCTGGCTGCGCTGAAGGTTGCCTAGCCCTGCATTGAAGGCAAAACTGACCAGAGCGTCAAAAGAGCCTTGACGGCCAGATACGCCGGGAACAAGTCGAAGAACACCACGTTCAAAAGTCCCGACATCATCACGGAATAGTTCGTCGATCTCCGTCTTAGTCCAGACACGGCTGTCCTCCGGCTTCAGGGGGAACTCGTTGCGAAGCATCCCGGTGTAGCCTTCCTTGCGGATGACCGGGAGCCTGATCTGCTCTTGGTACAGGACATGGCCATAGCCAATCGTCCAGATGTGAGCAGGGCAAAGGTAGGGTTTACTCCTAAACCCCTCATACTTGTGCATGAGAGCCTCGCCCACCTTGCTCAGTTTCACTTCTTGGCCCACCCACGCGACCCGAACCAGTAGCCCACGATACCCCCAAGGATGGCCATCTCATCGGTGGAGAAGATCAGGTCTGAATACTGGATGATGTCGTCCATGCTCTGGATGAGTTGCGGGTGGTTCCACAGGTACCACGCCATGAAGGCGTTGATGGCAACCAACTCAAACACGAAGATGTAGGTCACCGTAGGCCGCACAGTGCCGACGTAGTTCGCCACCCACCGGCTTGCCTTCTCAAGCACTTGCTCATCGTGCTTCAGCGCCGCTTCGGTCATGCGGGCGTCTGTCTCTAGCATGACTTGTTCTGTGCGGATTTCCTCCATCCGCGCCTGCGCCGCAAACCCTGCCGCTGCCAACTGAAGTTCGCGCTCGGTCTGCACCTGCATCATTCGCAGTTCGTGCGCCTGATCGGCCTTGTTTTGGAAGAAGTCCAAGAGTTTTGGAAGGCCGCTGATCAGCAAGCCGCCAAGGGTAGAGAGTAGAGAAAGCATCAGTGCCTCACCTTGTCTGCCAAATAGTAAAGAACCGCCAAGACAGCGGTTCCGAGAAATGCAATCGCCCCACCGTATTTGACGTTGAGCATGAAATCCTGCTGCCGCAGGCGATGCTCACGCTCCTTCTTCTCGCGCTCCTTCTTCAGCCGGATGCGCTCCATGATCATCTCGTTGTACACGTTCTCACCGTAGTGAGCGATGATCAAAATCTTCAGTTCGTACTCCTGCTTGATCAACGCCTGCTTGTGCATCGTGATCTGCAAGGCTTCCTGCTCGATGCTGTCGTCGTGCAGCAGCCGCTTGAAGACCGAGGGCTTCTTGTTGGCCTTGTCGTTGGCTAGGCGGTTGAAGTCCCCGAAGGCGCCGTACCACTTGCCGATCTGACCAGCAACGTCCTGTATCTCGCGGCCCGTGGCGACAAGTTTCTTAACGGCTCCGAACGCAGCATTCGCCGCTGAGACTGCCGCGAGAATGCCAGTGATCGGCTCCATACACTACTTGTTCCCTTTCAAGAACTTCTCGCGCTCTTCAAGGAGTTTGACCTTGA